TCATTCATCAAATCCTCCATGATGGTTTTGTAAAAAAACTACTTTTAAAAATTCCATAAGTGCATCTTTTTCTTTTGGATTTTGGTAACTTTGCATAATTACACGTTCACCTTCCAGAGTGTAACCTAAAATCAAAAAACTATCTAAATACTCTTCATTTATTCCCTTTAAAATACCAAGATCTCTTAAGATGGTAGCCTGTCTTCCTTCAGATGTTTTTAACCATCTATCCATACTTTTCTTTAATTCAACTGCATTCAGAGTATCATATAATTTTCTTTCAATATTATCAATTGCATCCTCATTTATACTAGATAAAGAAGATACGATTGATTCTGTTTTAGTTTTCTTTAAATTTTTCTTGTTTATAGCCATTTTATTTCCCTTTATATGTTTCTGATTTATTGTTAATGTTAAATTTTACCAAATACTCTATAAGAACTTCTATAGAAGATGTTTTAATTCTAAAATTGTCAGTTATATACTGACCACCATCATACATTTCAAAAAATTCTTCATTTAAAAAATTTTTATTATTAAAACAAGTTACCATGATATTTGTACAATCAGGATCTATTACAACAGTCCAACTTCTTGAATCAGAAATGCTATAGTTAGTATATAACTTATCAGAAACATATCCACTATCACGAAGTCTTTTTAAAAAATAACTAATTGTAGTAATTTTAGTTTTAGCCATGATATTAATTATATTTTTAAGTCTATTTAACAAGTGCAGATGTTATATATTTTATATCAACAAATTCATCTTCTTTAATATTAAAAACTAACACATTAAATTCTTTATTTAATTTTACAGTTATATTGCTATCCTTTCCATAAGAAAGTGTTTTGAATATTTCAATATTAATTGGTATGGGTGAATTTATACAATCACCGATATAACTATCTGTTATTTTTATTTCAACACTATCTCTATTGTGCTGTGTTAAATCATTTATTTCAGCAAAAATACTGCCATCCTTTTCTTTTAAGTATAATTTTGAGCAATCAGATGAGAATGAATATGCCGACATTATTTTTTTCTGACAATTAATAGGTATTTTAAATTCAGTATCGAATGTTAACTGTGCTATTTTCTTTACACTAAATGTTGATTTAGACATTACACTATCATCTACTAAATGGTACTTAAAAAAAGTATTATCTTCACTATTTTTACTGGAACATTTAATGTAATTTTCATTTAATTGAAGTTCAATTTCATTAGAATCCAGACAATCAAGACCACATAAAAATCGTTTAATGTCGATAATATTAATTTTATCTGTAAAATTAGTATTTGTAGGTAATTTCCCCTTTATATATAGAATAACAACATTGTCAGGTGTTGAGCTAATAGAAGAGATATTATCTTCTTCTATTCTAAGAATACAACTATCACATATTCTATTAACTGTTTTTAAATATTTCTCTATGAATTTTTTTTCTAACAATACATTTTTCATTTTTTATTATCTTTTACCATGTTTTGGAAAACTTTTCCAAACATACCACACAACTTTGTTAAGTTGTTGTTTATTTTTTCCATGGTTATCTTGATAGATTCTATATCATCGTTCACTTTATTGTCAATGATAAAGTTGTTTTCTTGTATTGTTTGTTGTGCTGGAGCATAATTTACTGGTACCTGTGCCTGTTGATGACCTACGTTGTTACGCTGGTGTAGGTTGTCCTTGACAGTATTAACAAATTTATGCAGATCAATTCTATCTGCTGGTATATCTGATCTGTCTGTCATAAGAGAATCTATCTGCTTCATATTTCCCTTAACCATACCAGCCAATAGTGCAACTTCTAAGTTTTCTGAATGTTCTGTTGTCATAATAATGTTCTTCCAAAATTGGTTTTTGATAAAAATACAAAAGAATTTATACCTTCATGATGAATAAGAGATAAAGAATAGTCTTTTATAGATTTATCTATGTGTTTTTTCAATGATTTTTGTATATTTTGTGTTATTTCTTCTATAAAAAGAGGCTTTTCGTAGAGCATTTCTGTCTGAAATGCTTTATCTTGAAGCTCTATTGAGTTATAAATCGGACATGAACACGATTCTTCCACTATGGATGTCAAATCTTCCACCCAAAACTGTCTTTCGTTGTTAAAATCTGATAATTCTACTTCAATTTTAGCAAAACCTTTCTGATTATGAGCACCATAATCAGAAATTTCTTTAGAAACGGGGCATGATGCTATGTAAGGAACCGTACAAAGTAGATAATAAGATACATTTTCTTCTTTTTTTACTACTCTAATAGATGATTCTATTAGTAAAGAAGATTTTTTATTAGATACGGGTGCTTTTTTTTCTAAAAAATAATCAAAATCCAAAATTACTTCAATATTTTTGGAAAATGTATCGTTATTTAATAATAGTTCTATCAACTCATCTACATTATTATATTTTGAACTGTAAATTAAGTCTGATATTTTATTAATATTAAACCCATTAATATTATTGTTTAATGGTGTTTGTATTTTTAAGTTAAATTTAGAATTTTTAATGCTCTTCTGTTTACCGAGAATAGAAGAATTGAAAAAAATATCACCACACCCTACAATAATAGGGTGTGGTGTGGTGGATACTTTTTTTTCTACATAAAAAATCTCATCTTGAGTTTTTTTTGTTGGCATTATATTAAAGATCCTTAAGTATTTCTTCAATTTTAGCATCAGCATCATCAAATTCTTGAACAGATTGTTTCTTTACTGACTTTTCTTCTTTACCAGAGAATCTTTCGATTTCGACCATACTATCAATATCTTGAATTTCTTCATGAACAGGTAATTCTCTTTGTGATTCACCCTTTTCAAGACCCAAGAAATGATAATTCAATAATTCTTGAATTTCTTCTGTGGTTTTGTGTGTGAAGATTTTATCAAGTTGTTTATACTCATTATGAATTTCATCAACATCTGAAATCCCATCAAGTTTAGAAGGAGACATAAACTTAGAACTAACGTATGTTGGATAACCGCCTTCATTTTGTTCAACTTTAATCTTAAAATTGCAACCGTTTTCGGATAGATCAAAAATCTTTACGCCAAACTCATCAGATTCATCTCCAGTGATTGCATCTGTAATAATTTTGTTTAATTGTTTACCATATCGTAGAATTTTAACCTTACCTTCATTCTCTGGATTGGTTGGATCCTTAATTACAAAGACATTTACCAACCAAGACTCGTTTCTTTTAATTGGTCGAGTTTTTTCGATCTCTGTTTCGTTCTTTGATCTATAAGCTCTACCACGATAGTCTTCGATTGGGCATTTTTCCCCGTAGGTAGTTGGGCAAAGAAACGAAATATTGTTTCCTGTTGCAACACTCTTCCACATGTGGTGGAAGTAATGGAAAAATGTTCTATCTGGTGATTCTAGATTTGGAATTAATCTAACAACATAGGTTTTTCCTGTTTCCATCTTCATGAAGTCCTTGAAGGAACTTTCTGTTGGTGCCTTCTTGTTAAGGGCGTCTTTGATTGACTCGAATAGATTTGATGAGTATTTGTTCATATGTTTGAGCTTTTAATAATAGGTGTTTATTTTGGTAATGTCAAATTATTTTTGATAAAATTATCTGTGTGGAGTATCCATGTTTTTATTTTTTCTTTAGAATTACAGTTGTTAAATCTTACCTTATAAGATTCTATATTTTTTAGAAGACCAGGAATCATAATATCTCTTTCGTCTTCTTCCATCTGATATAAATCATTCGAATATCCTAGAGCAATTACTGAATATATATTAATTTTGCTTTCTTTATATTCTAAAACCCACGTAGGAATACATAGTGTTTTGTGTTTTAGAAAATCTTTCATCTGTATTTTGTTTCTTAAACAAAAAGAACCTATATATACAATACTTTTTTTAATCTCCTCTAATTGGATATCTGGTGATAAATTTTCTTTGTATTCTTTGTACAAAGAATAACATTTTATAGCTTTTCTTGTAGTGAAAAAGGATAAAATAGGATATTGATCATTTGGATATACAAAAGAAAATGATTCAAAGAAAAAATTAATATCTATATGTTTAAATTTATTAAAAAAATTTTGTAATTTATATAAATCAATTTTTAATCTATCATCTATATCATCAAAATTTTTTCTTAATTTATATGGTTGACCCATTCTCGAATGCTTTAAATAGCAATTGTATATCTGTTTTTGTTTGTCTGTAATGTTCAATGTTTTATTTGTTGAATTTTGACCTGAATATTTTTTTATAAAAACCAGGTATATTATCAATATACGTTTTTATTACATATTGCAAGTTATATTCTCCTAATAAATCACAATATGATTTTTGAATAGCTTTATCTTCTAAAATTAATTTTAGAAGATTCAAAAAATTCAATTTTTTATTGTGGCAAATACATATAAATGCTCCGAATTTTAAAGTAATTTCTTCAAATTCTAAAGTATCCAAAGAATTTGAAGGATTTATTATTTTTTCTATCTGTTGATGTGATGTTATTATCATTCTGGTTTCAAATTTTTCATCAATTCCATGAATAAAGGAGTTAATTTACCCCCACCAGAATTAACATTTCCACCACCTTCACAAATTTCTTCTGCAAATAAACCA